AGAGAAGTGCTTCCGACAGCACATTGCGTGACATTATTTGAGTCCGAAGATCGAAGAGAAAATCTCCGAAGACAGAAACCACCTTTTTTTATTCAATACCATTCGTTTAATCGTTATTCGGATTGTGAATATCAAATCGAAGGAACAAGGGTTTTGGAGTTACATGAAAATTCTTTTGGTCCTTTGACATCACACCTTTTGACCATAAAGAAATGGTACGAAACATCGAATGATGATTATGGATTCATCATTGAAGACGATATAACATTTGAGTCGATGTCTTCGTGGGGGTTTCGATGGACCGAATTCATTTCAAGATTACCGAAGGATTGGGACATTGTTCAGTTGTGTTCGATTCGAGAACACTTTCCGTCGATACAATTTGAACGTCGAAGAAACGACAAGATATGGGGAGCACAAGCATACATTCTGAGTCGAAAACACGCAAAGTATTTGATTGATAGATACATTGTCAGTGAGAATAAATTTGAATTCGATACTCAAAACTTGCCCATTGTCGAAAGCATTCTCTTTGATGTAAGTCGAGAGAGTTACGTTTGTCCTCTGTTCTTTGAGGATTGTGAGAACACAAGAATGACCTATTTCGGAAATGAGTTGATTCAAATCAATGGTCAAGGAGAGTTTCATCACGAATCATTCAACACTCTGAGAAACTGGTGGAGAGAAAACAAACCTGTTTCTCTCAATTCCCTGTTTACTACGGAACACAATCAGTCTGTATTCAAAGAAAATTATTTCACTTTTCCCAACCTGTATTCTCAGGTTGTCAATGTGTTTCCTTCGGGTAGTCGATTCGTTGAAGTGGGAGTATTCAAGGGTCAGTCTGCATCGTACATGGCAACCGAGATTCGAAACTCATACAAAGATATTGAGTTTTATTGCGTCGATACATTTAAGGGAAGTGATGAACATGATGTGATTAATCTAAGGCAAGAATTTGAAGACAACATGAGTCATGTCAAGGGATATTATGAAACGATGGAAATGGATTCTGTTTCTGCCGCAAAACAATTTGAAGACAACTCATTGGACTTTGTGTTCATTGACGCATCACATGATTACGAGAATGTCAGGGCAGACATTGAAGCATGGTATTCTAAGGTTAAATATGGAGGTATTCTTGCAGGTCATGACTATTCTGATTATTGGCAAGGAGTGAAACAAGCAGTAAATGAACGATTTCAAAATGACTTTTCGGTATCAGAAAGTTGTTGGATACATTCAAAGAAACACAATAAACTCGATGGTCTTCCGACAGTCAATTACATTTCATTGAAGGAAGCAACAGATCGAAGAGAACATTTGAATCGACAGTTTGCGAAGTGGGGGATTACAAAGATACGACCTTGTATCAATGAACGCATTTCGGAATTGAATTTAGACTTCACTGGTCAATTCATCCATGATATTGACATTCATAACAAGGGGGCAAATCAAGGACATTTATCCGCAATCACATCATGGTACGAGGAGTCGAATGAAGAGATTGGATTCTTTGTTGAGGATGATGTTTCGTTTGAAACGGTTGAACATTGGGACTTCACTTGGAAAGAATTCGTCTCAACACTTCCGAATGATTGGGAATGTATTCAGATGAGCATCATTCGATCAGACGAAATAACCTTTACTCTTCATGAAAGAGACCCGTTTGATTGGAGTGCAACCGCATACATTGTCAAACGATCCTATGCAAAGAAACTCATTGACAATTATGTGAGAGACTATGGATACCATTTGGAAATACCCAATAGTCGTTTGATGCCGATTGTCGAAAACATTTTGTTTGAAGGTATCGGAAAGGTCTATACGGTTCCAATGTTCGTTGAAAATGCAACCGACTTGACTACCTGCAATCAAAACGAAGTGAATGTTCAATCGAAGTATCATGAGGAGTCGTCTCAGATCGTGTTGGATTGGTGGAAGGATTCAACCTTTAGTCTATGTAAGACTGCATTAAGAGATGGTGGTTCGATTCATCCTTTGACGATTCAACCTTCCTTTGCAAATGGAAAATCGGTGTTCAATCCGTCGATATTCAACGACGATGGTGTTTTGCGAGGTGTTTTACGCAAGGGTTCGTGGACATTGTTTCAGAATGAATCTCAGACAATCAAGAATCAAATTCTAAGAGAAACAACTCCGACATATCTTTACAATGAGTCTCAGATAAAGACAACGACGAATTATTACTTTGAATTGAACAATGACCTATCAATGGTTCGACATAACTTGGTCGATACATCATTGCTTGAAACAAAACCTCAGTGGCACTTTTCGGGATTGGAAGATGCGAGGTTTGTGAAGTGGGACAATCGTTATTTTCTGATTGGTTGTCGAAGAGATACTGAGGAAACAGGCATTGGTCGAATCGAATTTTCTGAACTTGATTCCACAATGAGAAAAGAGATTGCAAGGTATCGAATTCAACCACCGATTGATCCGAATTCCTATTGCGAAAAGAATTGGATGCCGATTCTGGACAAACCATTTCATTTTGTGAAGTGGACGAATCCGACCGAGGTGGTGAAAGTGAATCTGGAAGAGGGTACGTCTCAACGAGTTTCAATCTCAAGTCCAATTGAACTTCCCTTGGATTTGAAAGGTGGAACTCATGTATTGTCATGGGAGAATGGATACATAGCATTGGTTCACGAATCAGATTCAAACGATGGACTTCGATTGACATATCGACATCGTTTTGTAATATGGAATGACAAGTTTGAAATTCAAAAGGTATCAAATCCATTCACTCTGATGAATGGTGTGGTCGAATTTGCTTGTGGAATGTGTGAATTCGAAGGTGATTTTCTCATTACATTTGGTTACTACGACAACGCATCCTTTCTTTGTCGCATCTCGAAAAACTCTATAAATAAATTGATATGAATGCTCTGAATAACTATGTATTAAACTCTGAAAATGCCCAAGCAAACTTTGAATTGGGATATGAATACTATAAGATGAACCAGCATGGTTCGGCATTCTCGTTCTTTCTTCGGACAAGTGAACGATCAAAGAATCGAGACTTGGTGTACGAATCTCTGTTGTTTGCGGCACTCTCAATCTGGCATCAAGAAGGCAATCGTCTATGTTCTCTTCGGGGTCTTATCTCTCAGGCACTGTCGATTCATCCAAAACGTCCCGAAGCATACTATCTCATGGCACAATTTCATGAAGGACTCAACAAGGATTTGTCGAGATGGATTGATTGCTACACGATTTGTTCCATCGCAGAATCAGTTTGTGATTTCGGTGTGTCTCCATTACTTAGATACGATGGTTCCAAGGAGAAGTATTCGATTCTCTTTTCAAAGGCATTTGCTGCATGGAATTGTGGTCGATATGAAGAGGCAAAGAGCATCTTTCTTGACCTGAAAAACAACTATAAAATGAATGAATCGTTCACTCAGTTGGTGGATAACAACCTCAATCATATAAATACAGGATAAACCCCCTTAAAAAAATATGGCACAACAAAATTTAAATTTAGGCACAACACCCAATGATGGAACCGGAGACACTTTAAGATGTGCATTTTGCAAGACCGAAACAAATTTCACCGATGTTTATTCGTGTATTAGTGGAATTGATACTAGCATTTCGAATATCAATTCCTGTTTGACAGAATTAGATAATCAAATTGATATACCTGAGTTATGGAGCATGGGATATAATTATTCTGGTCAATTAGGAACAAACAATACTATTTCTTACTCAGCACCTACTCAAGAACATTGTGGAGGAACTAATTGGTGTATGGTAAGTTCTAATTCTCACACTTCTGCAATTAAAACAGATGGTACTCTTTGGGGTTGGGGGACTAATTGTCGTGGTCGATTAGGAACAAACAATACTATTCCTTACTCAGTACCTACTCAAGAACATTGTGGTGGGACTAATTGGTGTATGGTGAGTGCTGGTGTACTCCATACTTCTGCAATCAAAACCAATGGCACTCTTTGGGGTTGGGGATGTAATGGTAGTGGTCGATTAGGAACAAACAACAACATTGATTACTCAACACCTACGCAAGAACATTGTGGTGGGACTAATTGGTGTATGGTAAGTGGTGGTGGTTCTCACACTTCTGCAATCAAAACCAATGGAACTCTTTGGAGTTGGGGATATAACGGAAATGGTCAATTAGGATTAAACAATACTTTGCAGTACGCAACAGCTAGACAAGAACATTGTGGAGGAACTACTTGGTGCATGGTAAGTGCTGGTAATTTTCACACTACTGCAATTAAAACAGATGGTACTCTTTGGGGTTGGGGGAGTGGTTCTTATGGCAAATTAGGATTAAACAATTCTACTAATTACTCAACACCTCAACAAGAAGTGTGTGGTGGAACTAACTGGTGTATGGTAAATGGTGGTATTAGTTATACAGCAGCAATTAAAACCGATGGTACTATTTGGAGTTGGGGAAGTAATGCTTATGGTCAATTAGGATTAAACTTAAACAGTGCCAGTAATAAATCAACACCTCAACAAGAAGCATGTAATGGAACTAACTGGTGTACGTTCAGTGTTAAGAATCTTCACACTTCAGCAATTAAAACAGATGGCACTCTTTGGAGTTGGGGAGATAATGCTTATGGTGCATTAGGAACAAATAATACCACTATTTATTCAGCACCTACTCAAGAAGCATGTGGAGGAACTACTTGGTGTATGGTGAGTGCTGGTTCATTTCACATTAATGCGATTCGTATCGTTTAAATAATTACAAACCTTTTAGATTATGGCAGACAGACAATTCATTGATTTTCGTAATGATTCATTGCTTGATTCTCTCAAGAAATCGGAAACGAATTTTACCTCACTCTTTAGTTTAGCAAAAACTGTTAAACTCACCGCAAACAAAACAGTAGTTACTTATGGTGAACAAGGAACGACTGAAGGTGATACGATTCTTTTGACAGTCACACCAAGGGGATTTGATTTATCAAACACATTCTATGAATTCGTCGTTGGGGGTTATACTTCTGAATTATATCCAGCAGATGATACAACTGGAGATTTTATTTGGGAATTACCTGATAATTTGGAACCAGCAAATGAACAATCAATTGTCGTAACTGTTAATGCTTATGAAGGTGACACAACTGGTGAAAATCAAATTGTTGCCTTTGATAGTGTAACGATTACAGGAATACAAGGATTGTTTGAAGGTGTTGTGGGAGCAGACGGTGCAGACGGAGCAGACGGAACAGATGCAAAAGTCGTTAAACTTACCGCAAACCGATATGTTATTCGATATAGTGAATCGGGAAGTGAAGGTGATTCGATCACATTTACTGCTGAAACTCAAGGATTCACTGGTAGTCCATACTATAAATTTACGAAAGTTGATACTAGTGAAGTGTTACAAAACACTACTGATAATGAATTGATTTTAGATGATGAAGATGAACCACAATTAGGAGAAGTTATTACAGTCAGAGTTGATGTTTCCGAAACAGAAGATGGAACCATTTTAGCAACCGATTCTGTATCAATTTATGCAGTACAAGATGGTTCTGATGCGATTATTGCATTTCTCACAAACGCATCACACGTTGTACCAGCATCCTCGAACGGAACCATCGAATCGGGTGTAATTGACGGAAGTAATAACATAACTGGTGCAGGAGGAACATTCAAAGTTTTTGTGGGTGCAACTGAAGTAACGACAGGAAACGGTTGTGTCTTCACGGAATCAACCGATGCTTTAGGAATTGCTTCAATTGATCCCAGCACTGGTGTTTATACAATATCTTCTGTTGATTTTGATGAAAATTATTCTTTTATTGAATTTCAAGTAGAAATACCCGCATCAGTTGCCAAAACCCAAAGTAATGTCACCATAGAAGCAGTGTACACTATTGCGAAATCAAATGCTGGTGTCAATGGATTGAATGGTCAAGATGCCGTCAATGCAGTTCTTGATTTGACCAATGATAGACATTCGGTTGCGGCAGACAATAGTGGAACAGTAACTGACGATTATTCTACCGCATTCACATACGTTGACTTTTATTTGAATGGTTCAGAAATCTTTCGAAGTGGTGGTTGGTCATACAACGCACAAAATCTAATATATGATACCAGTCAAGTACCCGGAGAAAATCCTTACACGATAGTATATAAAACAATAGGCGAAGACAATGATGTTTGGGCAATTAATTATTTATTGACAAATTGTAATGGAGGTTGGGAAACTTACGTTGGACCAAACAAATTCTTAGTAACTTCTCTTAATGCCGATACAGGAACAGTCACTTTTAATGTAGTAAAAAATCCTGCTGGAGATTCTCCTGAACTGTACTCGAAAGTGATGACACTCACAAAGGTCAAGGCAGGTGCAAATGGAGAAGATGGCGAAGATGGAGCAGATGCCGTCATCTATTCGATATTACCATCAACTAATTCAATTTTAAGATTAGAAAACGGAACTTATACTCCAAACACTTTAATTTTTACAGGACAAAAAAGAATTGGAAATGGATCATTAACAGAGGTTGATGAAAGTGTTGAAAACATAGATTTTACAATTGGTTATTTGAATGAAAATGGTGCGGCAGTAAGTATTGATACTCAAAACAACACAAATCCTGCCGTAATTAATTCTTTAGTAAATGTTACGAATATAGATCAAGTAACTTCAGTCGAAGTAATAATGTCAATAGACGATACTATTGTTGATAGAGAAACATTGCCATTATTGAATGATGGAACACCGGGTCCGGGTCTTGTGTATCGAGGAACTTATGACAGTGGAACAACTTATTACCATACCGATGAAAGAAGAGACGTTGTACAATATACATCTGGTAGTGTTACAAGTTATTACATAACGAACAACAAACAAAAAAATAATACTCTTGGTTCCAATTGGGGAAACCCTACTACTGAAAATTGGACTACTTTTTCAAACACATTCGATAGTGTTGCCACAGATTTGTTGTTATCTAAAAACGTTGGAATTATCAATACTTTGGTCATGGGAACATTGGATACCAGTGTAATAAGCGACAATGGGGAAATTGTTCCCTTGGAAACAACTATCAACGTGAATGAGGGAGTTATTCGTCATGCACAAATTGCCTATGACGAAAATAATTCAACTTATACAGGCAAAGGTTATATTCTAAACTCCAATGGAGATTTTTATGTCGGAAATACTTCTGGTTCGAATCTTTTCTTCGATCAATCTGCTGGTGATTTGATAATAAAGGCAGATGATTTTAGTATTGGTGATGGAACAAGTGAATTAAAATTGGAAATTGTTAATGTTGGTGGTTTTAGTTCTTCTAAATTATCATTAAATTATGATAGTGATGAATTAATAGGTTTAAGAGCAGGTTCTGTTCCTGACGCTAGTGGTGTGGAAACAGGTTTAATAATAATTAAAGATAATGTTTCAACAACCAGAGAAGTTAAAGTTGGTATTGATAGAGAATATGCGTATAATTTAACTTTACCTTCTGTTAAAGTCACAGGACACTATGGAAATTCTCAACTTTGGGATTTTGGATATTTTAATAATAACATTCGATTATACAATGTTTGGGGAAGCACTGCTGTAGCGAATGATTATGGAGTTTTATACTTACAACAAGATGGATTTGCGAATAGAGGTGGTAGTGTGATTGGTTGGCAAGGAGATAGTAATCCACCCATTGTCTTATCGGCTAATAAAAGTATGGGTTCAAGAGGACTCTTTATTAAAAATGGTAGTACGCAGGTTGTTTCAATCACTGGAGAAGGTAATGCAACTTTTAATGGAACCGTAACCGCAACTACATTCGTTGATAATCCATCTGATATACGACTTAAAGAAAATATAGTTAATATCGACAATGCCATTAATAAAATTAAACAACTAAATGGATTCACATTTAATTACAATTCTTTGGGACATGAAATTTATGATTTAGATACAGAAAAAAAATATGTAGGTTTGTCTGCACAATCAGTTTTGGAAGTTTTACCCGAAGCAGGTGGTGTTTTTGGAACAACTGAAGAAACTGATTATCACTACGTCAAATACGAAAGACTCGTTCCCCTACTCATCGAAGCAATCAAAGAACAACAAGCACAAATAGAATCACTCCAAGAACAGATCAATGCCCTTTCTGGTACATAACCTCTCACTGGGTGGTACGAGTGAATGGCAATATAAATCAAAGGACGAATCATATAAATAACAGTTATGGCAATACCAAATTCAAGGCAGAGTTTAATTGATTATTGTCTCCGAGCACTTGGAGCACCCGTCCTCGAAATCAATGTTGATGAAGATCAAATTGAGGATCGAGTTGATGAAGCATTTCAGTATTACAAAGAGTATCACTCCGATGCGATCATTCAAGTTTATCGAAAGCATCAAATCACTCAGGAAGACATCGACAATAAGTACGTCACAATTCCTGAACAGTTGCTGTTCGTAGCAAGAGTGTTTCCGGTAAATGGTGTCCTTGGTTCAAGTTCAGGAATTTTTTCGGTGAAGTATCAACTGCACCTCAATGACATCTTTGACTTAAGGCATGCAGGAGGATTGTTGAATTATGACATGACCAAACAGTATCTTGAGATGATTGATATGAAGTTGAATGCAGCAATTCCTCCATCACGTTTCAATCGACATTTGAACAGACTCTATGTTGACATTGCATGGAAAGAAGAATTTATTCCGGGCGATTATCTCATCATTGATGCTTATGAAACGATTAATGAAGTTCAATACACCGATGTTTACAATGATATGTTTCTCAAAAAGTATTTGACTGCTCTCATCAAGAGACAGTGGGGAATCAATTTATCAAAATTCGAAGGCATGGTTTTGCCCGGTGGTGTAACGATGAATGGACGACAAATTTATGACGATGCTGTTGGAGAGATCAACGAACTTGAACAAGAAATGCAACTCAAGTATGAAAAACCACCTCACTTCTTTATTGGATAATGCCCACCAGTGTTTACATATCACAAGGTTATCGAAATGAGCAGTTGCTTTATGAAGACCTTGTCATAGAGTCCATTAAAAATTTTGGACAGGACGTTTATTATCTACCTAGAAACATTGTCATTCGGGATGGAGTTCTCAACGAAGACATCGAATCCTCTTTCACAGATGCCTATGCCATCGAAATGTATCTAGAAAGTACCGATGGATTTGAAGGTGAAGGAAACATTCTCACAAAATTTGGTCTTGAGATAAGAGAGCAAGCAAATCTTATCGTTGCAAAGAGAAGATGGAATCAGTTAGTCGGAACATGGAACAACGAGATTGATGGAGTTCGACCCAAGGAAGGAGATTTGATTTACATTCCATTCTCAAAGACTCTCTTTGAGATTCGATACGTTGAATACAAAGTTCCATTTTATCAACTTCAAAACCTACCAGTCTATCGTTTGGAATGTGAATTGTTCGAATATCGTTCCGAAAAGATCGACACTGGAATACCCGAACTCGACGTTTACGAACAACTTTATGCCGCATCAACCACATTCCAGATTTCAGGTGGAACAAAATCTTTCATTGCCGGAGAATCCATCTCACAAAGATTTGGAGACACTGCATCTGGTTTCGTCACTATCACCGGAGAGGTTGCATCGTTTGAAAGAGATGCCACAAATGGTTCTCTTGCGAATCTCAAGGTTGTCGGAATCGTTTCAGATGATGCAGATCATGTCGGATTTGAATTGGGTTCCATATATAGTAATGATAATACAAATACAGCATGGTCGATTACAAAGATTTATGGAATCAATGATGGAGATGATTTGAACATTGGTAACGATAGTTTCACACAAAATTCATTCTTTGAAACAAGATCGGATGACATCATTGACTTTTCAGAGAGCAATCCTTTCGGAGAAATATCATAATGTTTGGAGAGTTTTTCTATAATGAGCATATCAAGAGATGCGTTGCAGTTTTCGGAACTCTGTTTAACAACCTTGAGGTAAGAAAACGAGATGCTTCAGGTAAGACTTTAGGCATTGTGAAGGTTCCAATCTCCTATGGACCCAGAGCAAAATTCCTTGCAAGAATTGATGGTGACAAAAATTTAACCGATCCAAAATTGGCAATGAAGTTGCCAAGAATGTCGTTTGAAATTGCATCCTTGGACTTCACTCCCGAATACAATTTGCAGAAGCACAATAAACGAACCATTTCATCAACTCCCACTACTAGAACCTCAGTCAGAGAACCTATCAAGTATCGAATATCGTTTGACTTAAACATCTATTCAAAGAATCAAGACGATGTCCTTCAGGTGTTAGAACAAATCATTCCTTTCTTTAAACCTGAGTACACCGTGGCAGTCAAAGAAGTATCCAACAATTTTGTCAGTGACATGCCATTCAGTCTTAAATCAATTTCCTTATCCGACGATTACGAAGGTGACTTTAACACTCGACGAGCACTGATTTACACGGTTAATTTTGAAACGTACATCAATTTTTATGGACCACTTTCAACTAATGGTGTCATCACAAAGACATTAATAGACATTGCCGATAAAGATCGAACCGAAAAGGATGCACCATTTGAAACAGTCGTTGCTCAAATCAATCCATTGAGTGCAGGTCCCGATGATACACACACCAAGGACATCACCATTAATTCATTTGTGAGTCCTGACTCCGTGATTGTTGATTACAATACATTGAGTGGAACAATACAAAACGACGAGACTGTTGTGGGATTGACAAGTGGGACAGTCGGCAGAATAACGAGTTTAAATAACGATGGAACAATAACGATTTCATTTCCTGACGGTCAATTCGATGTGAACGAAACGATTCGGGGAGATAAATCAAATGCAACAATCAATGTGAATGGAGTAGATAATAGATGGCAAACAGTTACTTGACGAAGAAAGATACGAAGAAAGACATTCTGAAAAAACTTGAGAAAAATCTTCCGGCAATTCCACCCAAGGAGGGAGTCACTCAGGAAGAAAAAGACATTCAGGATGACTACGAGTACTCACGAGCAACGTATCGAAATCTTGTTGACAAATCAAACGAGGCACTGAATTCATTACTCGACCTTGCAATGGATTCGGAACACCCAAGAGCATTTGAGGTTTTATCAAACATGATGAAAAACACCTCAGAGATGGCAGACAAATTGATCGACCTTCAGGGTAAGATGAAGAAGATGAAAGAAACCAACACTGAGACCAAAACGACAACCACAACGAACAACAATGTGTTCGTTGGTTCGACCGAAGAGTTACAGAGATTTCTTTCATCGAAAAAACAGATGAAGAATGTCATTGAAGAATAAAGAGAGTTACCTTGGAAATGACAGAGTCAAGAGAGACGGGGTCAAACACAATTTCACCAAGGAGGAAATAGACGAATATGTGAAGTGCATGGAAGACCCGTGTTACTTTGCTCGAAACTACGTCAAAATCATTTCCTTGGATGAAGGATTGGTGAACTTCAACCTGTACGATTATCAAGATAGATACCTAAATCATCTCAATGACAATCGTTTTTCAATCACTCTTGCTTGTCGTCAGTCAGGCAAGTCGATCACGTCAGTTGTATTCATTCTTTGGTATGTTACTTTTCATGCCGAAAAGACGGTTGCGATTCTTGCCAATAAGGGAGCAACCGCAAGAGAGATGCTTTCCCGAATTGCGTTGGCACTCGAAAATCTTCCGTTTTTTCTTCAA